TTCATCTTTTGCGAATTATAGCGTTGATACTGACCGCCTAAAGAGGCACAATACAATGCTTTCTTGACCAGCCTTAGGTATGTTACAACTGCCGTTTGTAGCTTGTCTTCTAACTTTCTCAATTCTGCGCCTTTATTACTTTGTAGAAATCTGCATCCAACTCTCGTATTTCTCTTTGTATTTCTGTCCAAGCCTTATTGAATTCTGATTTAGTTCTTAGGTCATGCTTACTCTTTGTTCCAAAGTTTGCTACGTTTCTTGCATTCTGTTCCAGTAGCTTGTCAATCTTTTTACGTGTCCGTTTGTCTGTGTTGTACTTCATAATAGTCTATTTGCTTCCGTTCTTAAATCAAAGTTTTCTTTTCTCCATTTTGTAAAGTAGTTCATTAAGGTCTTTTCTCTACACATGATTACTGGATGAAATTGCTTACGCTCGTTATGTACAAATTTCTTCTTTTGTTTTATCTCCTCTTGTATCTCATCCCACAACTTCTCTTTCTCTTTTAAAGTTAAGGAAATTAATCCAACACTTTCGCACCAGTTGAAAACTTGGCTTACACCTTGAAATTTAAACTTCTCCCCAGCTACATACTGCTCGTATATCTCAATCAAACATAACTCAATAAACTCACGCAGCACTTCCTTTCTGTCAATCTCTTGGCATTTCTGCTCTATCTGTAGTCTTTCACTCTCTTGTGATGATTCTATTCGTACTGCGTTGGCTTTTAACTTCTGTTTGTTTAGCCAATTAAACCACGTTCTTGGATTGATAGCCATCTGGTCTGCTTCCCTTACCCCATTGTGAAACGCTTTTGTAACGTCTTCAGTTGTAAGCCTATGGAATTTAGCGTTCAAATCATTCATAAGGATATTGGCTAATATCTTCCTGTCCTCTTCGGCTCTGTTTTGACTCATCTCAAACAATGCCTTATTGATAGTTACAAAACAAAAGTTAAGTAAATCCTCGCTTGGCTCTTTTCCTATCATGATATTTGCTTTTGAGTATTAATACTGAATCCATATTGAGATGCTAATCCTTGCTTTTGCTTTGGCTTGTAGTTTCTCATCCAACGATTGGCAGCCAACTTCCATTTCTTCATTTTGTTCTTGCCTTGCTTCCAACCATTGTTCTCATAATACTCAAAGAAATTAATTGCTTCTGACAAATCAAAATTTTTCTCTAAAAAATAATTATTGACCTCATCGAGCGAAGAGGGTTTACCCTCTATATTATTATTACTTGTAGTATTAATACTTGTAGTATTATCCTTAACAATTTTGTTAAGAGGGTGTTTAACTTTTTTGTTAATACCCCCCAAATCATTCTGGTTTACCCTATTAACATTTTTGTTAATGGTTATAATTCGTTTTTCAATCTGCTTAGTGTTAGCCACATATTTCATAGTAATAGATATGTAACCTTTTTTAGCGAGTTGATTTATAAGCCTCGAAATTGTTATTGGGCTTACGTCATATAGTTCTGCAAAGTAGCCATTTGAAGCCCAGCATTTGCCATTCTTATTTGTTAGGCAAGTTATCTCTGAATAGAGTAGCTTTGCGTTAGGTGTCAGTTCTTTGTCGTATCGAACTTCAGCCGTTAAGATTGAGTAGTAGTTAGGTTGTTCCATAGTTTAGTTTCAGTTGAAATAATTATTTCCTCACATAATTCGTAAGGTATTTTTGATCTTTCGTAATTACCTTTTTTACCTTGCAATCCAGTTCTGCTCCCTCTTGGGGCAGCTTCGTGATGACAATTTTTATTACCATTGTGGCATTCTGGTCTTGGTTGCCATCCTATTGGATTAAACAATGTTCTTATATTGTTGCTCCATATATCAGTAGGCTTTGCAATGTAATCTCCATATTGACAATACCAAACTGTTGTTCTTGGTAATCCTTTCATAAAGCTCTGCTTCCTAAGTGTTGCTCTTGGGTTTTCAATGTAATAAATACAATTAAAATAAGCTATTATTTTTAGGGTATTTCTAACTAAGTTATCACTTTTATATGCAAAATCACTTTTGTTTTTACCTACTGGTCTGTGGTGGCTTATTGCTGCTAATGAGTAGGTAGTGCAAGGAGGACTTGCCCAAATCATATCTGGCTTAAAAGGTATCATGTCTGGTCTTAAATCCTCAATGTCAATGGCTAAATCAATATCATCAAAATCTTTAATGTCTACACTAAAGACTTCATGACCTCTACTCTCGGCTAATTTACCGATACTTCTTGATCCAGCGAATAATTCTAAGATTTTCATATGGTTAGTTTTACAAATATAGAAAAAAGAAATAGAGGCTATAAAGCCTCTAAATCCAGTTTATCAATTAGAACGGCAAGTTCTCTTTCTGCCCTTGCTCGTTTCCCTCTGCAACTACTGTTTCTTCGTTGCTGATTCCATAACATCTAATGGAGACAAAATATCTGTCTTTCCATTCTCTACCATGAATATTCACGTTAAAGTTTTGGCTATCTCCTACCTCTAATAAAGGCACTACATCGTCAACTTTCTGGTTGACAAATTCCAACGGAATGATGGCATCGTACTTTGTGCTTTGCTCTACCAGAACAATCTGCTTTTTAAACTTCTCGCTGATCTGCTCTACTGGTTTGATCTCTCTGATTTTTCCTCTTACTGAATACATATCTGATTTAAATTACTGGTTAATAGTTTACTTGTTTTCTGTATTTTTTGCAACTGTCTTCTAAGCGTAATGTTTTCGCCTTTTAAGTTAGCCATCTTTTCCTCTAATACATTTAGCCTTTCTTTGTATTGGTCTAATATTAAAGTATCTGCTACACTATCCTCTGTATTATATCCTAATGCGTATATGATTGAATCAAATGTTTCTTGATAGTAGTTAAAAGATAAGTAGTTTCTCTCATGCTGCCTTAAGTTATGCAATACTGAGGAATGATGCTTGTCAAAATAAGCCCCAATACTTGCAAAAGTAAATCCACTATCTCTCAAAATTTTATAGCACATGATACGTGCCTCAACTACAAACCGAGTTCGGTCTTTTGATTTCATACGACCTACTGTCGTTTTGTTTTGCTTTGCTGCTATCTCAAGTAATAACGGCACTTGTTCCTCTTCGATTTTCATAACAATGATATTAGTTTTATGATGCTGATATTAGCATCGGTTGATATAGTTTTTAATTGCTTAAAAGTAATACATTTCTCGTCAGCTAACAAACGCATTAATGTAGGTTGCGATATTTGTAGCTTTGTACTGATCGCTGACTTCGTTTTGTAGGTGTCAAGCAATACGTCCTGTAGCTTTGTTTTGGGTTGCCACCCTCTTCCAGTTTTATTCATCGTTTTCATCGTTTAAGTGTACTACTTCGCAATGCTCCCCACAAACAGAGCATATTCTAGTTTCGCCCCACACAATAGCTTCGCAGCAATGACTTGCTTCTATGTTCATTATTTCATGCAGCATATTACTTTCGGTTAAATTCATCTGCTTCATCTTCTCCATAATGACCTATCTCATAAAATCCAGTAAGCTTTAACACGGCTCTACTCATTGCTCGCTTTTCTGCAATAGCAACTGGATAAGAGGCAGTAGTGTTTTGTGGGTTTGCTTCTCCGTAGGTTTGTATAACCTTATCTCCATAATATGCCGTAGCTTTTATGATGACACTTTTGTGGTCATCTGAAACCCTATCTAAATTGTACTCTATAACAATATTGTTTTTTGCTTGTATTTTATCAATACCATTTCTTTTGATGATAGTGAAAAATTTGTGTTTAAATACATCGTCTTTAGTTAAGCCATTCTTGACATACAATTCGTTTAGTTTACTTGCTTCCATAGTTTAGTCGTTTTACGTATTCATATTCTTTTGTCGTACTATTCAAGGGAGTACGTTTACCCTCATGCCATTCTTGTAAGTAATGTGCTTGTTCATTGTAGTGAGCGTTTAGTTGCATTTCTAACATCTGCTCTCGGTCTAATTGTTGGTCTCGTCTTCCTAATAAAAGTTGTTTTAGTAATCCCATCTTATAAAGATTTAAGTTCAATGTTATTGTTTTCTAATGCGATAATTACATCGGTTAATAAATGAGCCTCGTCAAATCTTAATATGCTTTCTAAGGCTTCGCTTCGCTTACTTCTAAGTTTATCAAGTAAGTCTTGATTGTCTTGTATTTGTTGTGTGATAGAATCTGTCATAGTTGTTTTGTTTTGTTTGATACAAATATAAAAAAGATTTTCGGAATAACAACTATAATAAGGCAAAAAAAAAGCACCTAATTTCTTAGATGCTTAGTTTTCAATGTATTATATATTAAAAAAAGTGTGTCAATCTTGCAACTTGACCATTATCATATTCGTGTATAAAGCCCTCAACGGCTTTTGGAGAGCCAGTAAACCCTTTGCGATTGTGCCAAGAATCAGCTGCGCTTGGGCTTCGTAGGTATTCAACTGTAACACCTATAAAATCCTTTGCATCTCTCCACTTATGCTTTACCTTGTGGTGTAAATGGTGTAAATACCAGTATCTATATTTAGTGTTTGCCCATTCTTGGGGCTTCTCTTGTGCCATTAACAAGGGTAGGTTATCCATTTTAGCACCATCGCCATGCTCAAGACCGATCAAGTTCTTGCCATATCTATAATACTTGCGATGGTTAACAGATGCGTCAACGCTTACATCGTCAGCTTTTCTAAACCAACTCTTTAATGCGTGAGCCAAATGGAATCCAGATTGATAATCGTGGTTACTCATTGAATGTACGCAATCAACTGGCGCGATTTGTCGAAGCATCTCTACACATTTAACATATAACTGCAAAGCTACCTCGTAATGCTCCCACCATTTACCATCGCAGTCTTGTGGTGTTCCTTTTGTTGTGGTGTTGTATACATTATCAATATGCAAAACATCGTTTCCTATGCAGAATAAAACCCTATCTATAGTAAACCCTTTAGACTTTGCGATAATGCCCTCAATACCCTTTAAAACTCGAGTAACGGCAATGGGGATATTGTACTCTTCCCCAGTTTCATCTGGGTTTGCGTATTTACCAATATGTATGTCAGCTGGGTTGATGACCAAGAGATGCCTACCAGCAACGTGGTCAATCTTTGGGTAGGTAGGTGCGTGTTCGGATATGAATTTACCCACCCTTTTAAGTAGGTCGTTCTCACTAAATCCTTGCCCCTCTTTCGTAACGACAGAAAAACGCAGTTCTCCGTTCATATTCTGCCAATGTTTGACAGATACAACGTCTTTCTTTTTAATACCTCGCTCCTTTAGATGTAAATCTAAGGCAGTATTGTCGTTAATATTGTCTAAGGTCTTTGCTCGGTGTTGCTTGATCAACTCAAGTTCGTGAGGTTTCAAGCGTATTCGATTGTTAGCCATAATAAATTAATTGGTTACGGCTTCAATATAGTTATTTTTTTTCAAATACTGAAAAGCATAACGGCAGTACAGAGATAAATGCTAACAATAAACTGTTAATATCTAAGCCATTAGCTTCGATTTGCATAACACAAGCACCAGCTAACACCCCAGATACAGTTCTTTTACTGCTCCATTTACCTCGTTTGTCTTTAAATACTTCTGGAACAATAGCGAGAATACCCTTTGCAAGTGTTGGGGATATAGGCATTACTTTATTTTCTTATCTTTAATAAAGTAGCTTACTAAGTCATCCAGATAGCCAAAAATTTTGTTGTCCTTTTCCGTAGGAGTTACATTTGCGATAACTTTAAAGAATGCCATTGCTCCGATTAGCAATTCAGCCCAGTTTGATTTTAAAATCTCAATCATAATAAGTGTTTAATTCAATGAATACAAAAGGTAAGTATAGACAATGCTGATGTCCGTTTTCAAATTTAGATGACCAGATACCTACCAGTATTCCTGTGTAAGTACCCAAACTTAATTCCCATCCTGTCATATTAATATGTCCAAATTACTGAATCTGTGAGTTCTTCGTCTACATCAGCGTGTATAAATGTGCTGGCAATACCTATCCTTGTAAACCCAGCATCCAATAACGCTTGTATTATTTTAAATCTATGGTAGGAGTTTTCACAATGTATATCAACGGCATTACCTCTTAAGTGAGCAGACTTTTTAGAGCCACCTACTCGATCGTTTGTTTCCTTATCTCGGTATGACGATGTAATAAAAAAAGGTACGTCAGCAATGCCACGTGCTAAATCTAACTTCTTTAAAAGTTCTGGACTCATTAAGTCATAACAAACATGACCATTACACTTAAATTCGCTTTCGCTAAAATACTTCATTTCATCAATCTCTTTACGTTGTAGACAAGCGCAGTAATCAACACTAATGTCGTTAATACTGCATCTATATCTGCAAAGGTAACACCTAACGCAGCTACATTGATACTATTTAGTTCTATCAAGTCGCTTTTCATCTTTCAATTTCTTTAAAAATACCTTCAGCTTTTTTATATTATTTTGCTTCGGCTTATATCTCATAATTTAATACCAGTATAATATGCATTCGATATTGGATTTAAATCAGCACCAGTATTTTGGCTATACTCTGGGAATGAACTGCTATCATTACATAAATACTCTACAATTCTCTGCCCATAAAACTCTGCTGAATCTCTCTCTTTCTGTACTAAGTAGTCTACATCTTGACGAGTAGCTGCCGTTCCGTTCTCGCTATTCTTTTGCGTTATGCTTCCGTTCTTAATCTGAAACGATATAAAAGGCAAAGCCTCCACAAGTGCGTAGTGAATAATAGCGTCTTGGATGTAGTCATCAACTAAGGTTTTGTAAACACCAGTTAAAGTTGCACCATCCACACCAGCAATGTCATTCTGTAATTTATCATATAGCTTAGTACCCAAGATAATCTGTAGATGCTTGTCTTGTGCTATCTTTAAAAAGGGTAGTAAAAAGGCAGTATCAACATTGTAGTTGATCGCCGTTGAACTCTTTAATTTATCTTCGTTTACAAATAATACTGCCATCTTATTTTTTATTTACAAATCCTCTGTTGGGCATATCCTTAGGTTTGATAGCTACGTTCTTTTCATTACGCACTCTGTAACCTTGTCGGTCAGCTTCGTTGGTTGATACTGTTGGTGCTAAAGGACTTTTTGTGTCTATCTTAGTTAATGACCTAAATGTCTTTCTGCGCCACTTGTGATGGCATCCACCACCACCTTTGAACTCCCAAATGGAATATTTCTTAGCACCATTTAAACCCCATCCAGGATTCACTTCTGATTTATCCATTTTAAGAATGTCCTCTTTACGATATAGCTTGTCAGCTGCTACCATCTTACGACAAAACTCTCTTGAATTAGAACTTACTTTCTTAGGGAAATATTCGTATCGTACTTTGTACATAAACCCTCCGATAGTTGCATCTTGCTCACTCTTTGAGTTTGGTCTTGCTACACCAGTAGACGCAAACTTATATGCCTCTAATTCTTCGTGGGTTTCAGCGTCTACATCTTCGATAACTTCCCACTCGTCAAGATTAAGTTCTTCGCCTAAATCAATCAAAGCATTAGCTACAATGATGTCGTTCTTCTCATCCTCTTTAGAATAGTTTTGACATCTGCATTTGCCATCACTACATTTCTTCTTTTTGCACTTAGCAAAATCCTCTTCTACTGCCTCTATTTCCTCAACCTTGCGAGATGCCCAGCTAAATCCAGCATCGCCACCCCAAAGTAACCAAGCTATCTTCCCAGCACTTGGGTAACCCTCATCGCCTACTTTGTAGCCTTGCCCTCCTTTAGTAGCCTTTTCATGACGGCTAAAAAACGAGTACATTCTCTTTATAGTTTCAATGCTGAGATTATCTCCGTTCTTTATGTTCCTTGCTCTTGCAACACCAACCTCAGTTCCACCTCTACCAAATTCTCTGCGTAGTTCAAGACCACGTTCAGCCTCTTCCATCATTTCATTGGTAGGCTTGGTGTCTATATCCTCAAGGCTTTTAAATGCACTATATTGATCTATTCCAGTTTCCTTTTCTCTTTCTTCAGCATCTAAGCCCTCAGTTTCTACAAACTCAATTGGTTGTAATGTTTTAAAGTATGTGTCAAGTACAATACCATTAACAAGTAACACCTCGTTAATAGCGTCAAGAATCATATTTTGATATGGTCGAATAACTAAGTTATCCCATAACTGCGATGCCGTTTTTATCTCTTCGGCATTGTTTCCTAATCCAGTATTATCTTTAATACCAAATAAAATTGGGCTGGTAACTTTATGACCTATTAATATCTTACGAGTAGCTTCTTCGCTTAAGAACTTGTACTGCTCACTTGCTTCTGAAATTGGTAAACTCTCTATTGTTGTAGCGTTTGATGTATCGTCATTAAATGATATAAGCCACTTCTTTCCTTTTGCGCCTTGTAGCTTTTGAGTAACCTTACGCTCAATATGATTCTGCTCATCTTCAGTAGGTTGCCCATTGTTAAAGTTAATCATCATCGTTGGCGCAAATCCGTTTTGGATATTCGTCAAGTGATATGTACCTATCTCTTCATCAATCTCTGCCCATTGCAAAGCACCAGCATAATCGACTGGGCTAAAATAAAAATATCCAGCTGCATAAGGCTTAATAACCATTATTTGAGATTCTTCCCCCCTTGCACCAGTAAATGCCTCAATGCGTCTTGGAGCATATCGCTCCTTTCTGTACTGCGACCAGTCATCAGAATAATAATAAGCCTTAATATCTCCCTCTTCAGCTTTCTCTGGTCTAAGGTTTTGCATTGGGATATGCTTCGCCTTTAGTATTTGCGTTCTCCCCTTGTTCCATACTATGTTAAAAGCACCTTGTCCGAGTAGCTTCAAATCATGTGCAACTCGCTTTAAATCATCAGCCTTAAATATAGACTTCATTTTAGCGTGGTCTAAAGGCTTCTTGGCCTCATTAGTACATGATAACCCCTCTCCGTAGATTTGATCGCTTACAGATGAGATAATTGCGTTATTTACGGCACTACCATTGTATCTATCTATAAGATATTCAAAGTAGTTGTTATCATCCCCATAAGAAACCCATTCTTTCGATGCTGATTCCTTTGCTTTTGGAGATTTCTCTGCTGCTAAATTTACTATTCTTAAACTCATATTTTTAGATATACGGAATTATCTGGGTTTGCCTCTGCTTGTTTAACGTAGGTAACTTGGCTATCGCCACCAACCCAAAACTTTCCAGTTTCTCTCTTTGCTATTACAGTAGCATCTGTGATGTCTGTATTTGTATCGCTCGTTTGCTCATAAATATCGTAGCTGAAGAACGATGTCTCTTGATATACTACTCTGTCCTCTGCTACGTTATCAGTTGCGTAGAACGTAAAGCTAAATTTAGTGTTTCTTGCGTTAAAATAATCTTTTGTTAATACAACGCTTCTGCTTACGTTAGTCTGTAAGTTGGTAGTATTAAGTAGAAAGTAATTAGAACGACCTACAACGTCATAATCCAACGGAACATAAAGTTCTGCTGAGTAATCTTGATCGCTTGTTACACTAAAGATATACATTATTCTTGTGCGTTTTCTTTTACTAA